CTAGGGTGTGGACACATTGTGGACACTCTTACCACCATTAGCACCCTTCAGCGGGTTAAGCGAAATCGCGTCCTGCAGGTACTGAGGAGCGAAGTGCGCATAGACCATTGTCTGCGCAATTTTCGTATGACCTAAGATCCTCTGCAGTGTGATGATATTGCCCCCGTTAATCATAAAGTGCGTGGCGAAAGAGTGTCGTAGCGCATGTGTTGCTTGCCCCGCCGGTAAGTCGGGCTTAACTTCTTTGAGGATTCGCCTGAAATCAGCATAACTGGCCTTAGGAAACAGAAAGCCTCGTGCTTTGCCGACTACATAAGCCGCAACGTCATCAGAGATCGGGACCGTGCGCGGTGTGTTGGTTTTCGTCTTAACGAAAGACACCCGATTATGAATCACATTCTCCGCCTTCAATCGCGCAGCTTCTCCCCATCTTGCCCCGGTACTCAAACACAAAACCGCAATTTTACGATTATCACCTGAGAGCGCAGCAAGTAAGGCGTCAATTTCCTCAAGAGTGAGATAGCCCGTTTCGGCTGTCTGCTCTTTCAGTTTTTTGAATCCCCTGAATGGATGCTCACCGTTATACAGTTCTGACTCAATCAGGGTTGTGAACATCCCACCTAGCGTGATCAGGTCGCGGTTGATGGTAGTTGGCTTAATACCTTCACCCCGGCGTTGAGCACAATATTGCGTTATTAGGCTCTTGGTGATCTGGAAAGCGCACGGATTTCCGGTCATCGTTTCGAAACGCTCAATTTTCCTGAGATACGATTGACCGTGCTCCTCATGTTTACCTTTCAGCTTCCACCATAACTCTTTCAGTTCCGACAATTGGCGTTTGTCCGTTGGTTTTGAAAGCCATTCCTTTGAGTGATGGTTATATTGAGTATGCTTTTCAAAAGCCATCGCCTCGCTTTTCTTGTCGAACTTCCGACGGATGCGTTTTCCGTTACGCCCGGTCGGTCTTATGTCCACTTCATATCGACCATCATCGAGCTTTTTAACAGACATAAAGCCTCCCGATGATGTTACTGCGTACTTCAATTTCCTGATTTAAAGAGCAAAAACTCACAGTGCATTTACTGCACAAATAAGCGCCATAAATAGTTAGCCAGTTTTCTGGTCTGAGTGGGATGACGTTGTTGTCTGCTGCCCAAAGTGCGCGAGAGCCGGTGCAATCTGCCCAGCTTCGGGTGTTATTTGATCAGTCATAAACCACATGGTGTATTTCGTGAAGCGTGGGTGCTGGAGGATTTTCATGATTTGTTCGATTCCCGGCTTTTTGTCGCCGGCTTCATAACTACAAAAAGAACCGTAAACGATCCCAGTTAACTCGCTGAATTGTCTCCTGTTTAACCTTTCTGACTCTCTTATCAGCTTGATTTTTTCATGGATCTGTATTGACATAAAATCACCTATAGTTGAACATTATCACCTATCGTAGATTTATATAACCGATGGGTGAATCACCTTTTAGAGCAACTAAACCCTATTTAGAGCAATTAATCACACTAAAGGAGAATCGTAACAGATGACTAACCAGCTTGTAAGCAGAACAGATGCGGTTCCATATCAGGAATTTGCCCGTCTTATTGGTAAAACCCCCGCAGCAGTGAAGGGGATGATTGAGAGGGGCAAGCTGCCTGTAGTCGAGATGACCGACCCACAGTCGACGAGTGGGCGAGCGGGAGAATACTGGGTTTATCTACCAGCTTGGAACAAGGGCATGAAGATGGCCTATGACAGCCGGCCGAAGGAAATTCGTGACGGTTGGTTGATGTGGCTCGGATTAGGGGAACCGACATGAGGAACTTAGCACGGTAAACAGATTAGAGCTGTTTACCGTGTGGGACGTTTTCTAGTCAGCCTGAACCTTGATTAGCGGCTTAACAGGTGGAAAGGTACCTTTTTTCAAATGCATTTTATCAATGGGAACACCAGCGAAGTCATAGAAAGCGGCTTCACCTAGCTTGTCTCTAAATGCTTCCGCATCATCGATGCATTCATAGCGGGTAGGAAAGATCTTTGCGGAACGAGCCACAGCTGCACCGTCGTCGTTTACGACACGCCACGTCCATTCATTTAAGGTTTTATTGGAGATTACGAAATAGATGCACATGTTTAACAGTCCCTCTGATGCGCAATTGTATGAAAGAAAAGTCCGTGAAAATGTAGACAATTTACTCAATGCTTTCGTTGGTGGAGATTATCAACAAGCTCAAGCGGTACTAGGTTGGATGCAAGAAGCCCTAGCTACCAATGCATGTATATGTGTTGGCATAGATAGCGGGGTTAGTTCTTCCTCACCTTCGTTTCCGCTAAGTTTCTTGAAACTGTCGGATTAAGTATTGGTTTGTAACATTTCACGAGTCAATGCTATCACAACCCTTTGAGGATATTGAATATTTTAAATTTTCCTTGGTAGGGGCATTGCTCATCGACCAAATGAAAGGAAGTTTTAGGAACTGGTTATGAAAGAACCACGATGTATTGCGCAGTTGCTTCGAAGAGAAAGCCCTAATCCGATCAACTTCACTATCACTCACGGTCGAGGCCGTAAGGGAATCATCATCCGAACCCGAAAGCCGGGCGTTATCGAGAAGCTTCGTCGCTTGGTCAAAAAGAGAGGACTGTGGTTATGACGGTAATGACACTTGATGTGATCCAGAAACAACCAACAGCGCTCCGCGGTCTGGTCTGCAAGTATCTGGCTCAGCCTCGCTGGCAGGACACTTGTGATTTTTACAATCAGATGATGGAGCGGGAGCGTCTTACGGTTTGTTTCCACGCTCAATTAAAACAGCGTCACTCTGTGATGCGCTTAGAGGAAATGGCTGAAGCCGATCGTGAGCGTCTTGTTTGTGCGCTTGATGAATTGAGAAATGCATTCACCCGGTATCGTCAACTTGGCGCGTCAAAAGCAACTTTCATCAGCCGCCTGACCGTCAGCCAAAGGCGTTCATTGTTTCTTCATGCTGGACTGACAGAGCAGGAATTTATGATGCCGCACTGGCTTTTGAATGAAGAGGACTGTTACTGGCGTGACAAACTTTTCCGCGCTCTGCGAGAGCTGTTCAGCCTTTTTGAGTACGCACCAACTATTTTAACCTCGGTAAAACCTGAGCAGTATTTACATTAATTAATCTGGATTCGACTAATTACGCGCCTTACAGCGTGGGGACTCCTTTTGTCCGGAGATAGGCAAATGCAAAAACAAAATACAGCGCAGCGGGGGATGTACTCGGCACATCTGGCGCAGGCAGTAAGCGAGGCACAGCGCGACTTGGCGACCCGTTTCTCTTCTCAGTTTGATGGGCTTATCGCGTACATCAGTAAGTCAGAACTTAATCGCACCGAGATTATCGAGTTTTTAGGCCAGGAGTCGGAAAAGTTACACAACTCAATTTTCGGTAGAGCTGGTTAACCACTGTTAACAGGAAGCAAAAATGAGCATACACATCGAGATTAATAACCAATACGTCATCACCAGTGACCGCTATCAATTCATTTTGCAGGAAAAAAAGACCGCAACATCCGGGAAGAATGAAGGTAAGGAATGGTTGGACGTTGTGGGTTACTACCCAACTATCCCTAAGCTTATCTCAGGCTTGGTTTTGCATGATCTTTTGACCAGCGATCTTACCGGCTTCTCAGCTTTGGAAGCTCGGATTGAACGCATGGGGAAGCAATGTCTGGACGCTTTTAAATAATATGTCCAACGAACCTCGGGGGCGTGTTGCCCCCTCGCCACCACCACCATTTTTGAAGGGCGCCAGTGATTCATTCGTTGGTGCTTATCCCTGGAATAACGTCACCAAAGAGGCCATTGGCCGCGACAGACCCCTTACACGTGCCGAACTCCGTCAGGTGCAAGGTGTTTTAAACCGGATTGACCGTCTACCGTTTTTCCTGCAAACGCTGTTTACATCGCGTTATAACTTCATCCGCCGTAAAAAGAGCCCTTTAGGTGGGCTGTATTTCCTTAAAAACACGTTTGAGCGCAAGCTGCTGCCACGTCTTGAGCGTGTTAATGAGCTGTGCGGGATGAATGAAACCGCCTCGATTGGGTTTCTGTCCGAGCGCGACCAGTATGCGCGCTTACCAGATATGAATGACAAAGAGCTCAGGAAATTTGCGGCCAGAATTGCCTCTCAGCTCTGGAGCAAATACGAGGAGTTAAGCGACGCATGGGCGGAGGCTTACGGCGGGAAAGAGACACTTTTCACCGATGAAGCTCAGTCGCACCTATATGGGCAAGTGGCCGGTATTGCTCGCGCATTTAACATCACCCCGATGTTCTGGAAAAAATACCGTAAGGGTCAGATGACGATCCGCATGGCATTTTCCGCTATTTCACGACTGATTAAAGACGAGTGGTGGGTCAACCAGCTCAAGGCGCAGCGGATGCGCTGGCGCGAGGCGCTGCTCATCGCAGCAGGTGAGGTCAACAAAGACCGTTCACCTTACGCAAGCAAAATAGCGATCCGCGATGTTCACGCGCGCCGCCTGGCTAATCTCGAATACCTGAAATCCTGCGAACTGGAAAACAAAATCACTGGCGAACGTATTGACCTCATAAGCAAGGTCATGGGGAGTATTTCGAACCCTGAAATACGTCGTATGGAGCTGATGAATACTATCGCCGGGATTGAACGCTACGCAACCAGCGTTGGTGACGTGGGGATGTTTATCACGCTGACCACCCCATCGAAGTATCACCCGACCCGTCAGGTTGGCAAAGCTGAAAGCAAAACTGTGCAGCTCAATCACAGCTGGAACGAAACAGCATTCACACCCAAAGACGGCCAGCGCTATCTATGCCGAATCTGGAGCCTGATGCGTACAGCTTTCAAAGATAACGATTTAGATGTTTACGGGATGCGCGTTGTCGAACCGCACCACGACGGCACGCCACACTGGCACATGATGCTTTTTTGCAAACCCAGTCAGGGTAAAGCCATTAACGAAATTATGCGTCGTTATGCCCTCAAAGAGGACGGACACGAAAAGGGCGCGTCAAAACAGCGCTTTGAGTCACGTCATCTTAATCAGGGCGGAGCGGCGGGTTATATCGCTAAATACATTGCAAAAAATATCGACGGTTACGCGCTCGACGGCCAGCTCGATCATGACACCGGCAAGCCTCTGAAAGATACGGCCGCAGCCGTCACCGCATGGGCGTCAACATGGCGTATCCCTCAGTTTAAACCGATTGGTCTCCCGACGATGGGCGCTTACCGAGAACTGCGCAAACTGCCGCGTGGGGTGAGTATTGCCTGCGAGTTTGACGACAGGGTCGAGGCCGCGCGAGCTGCTGCAGATGAGGGGGACTTTGAGCGGTACATCATCGCGCAGGGTGGGGCAAACATGCCGCGTGATGCTCAGGCGGTCAGGGTCGCCCGTAAGGTGACGGATGAGGTCAACGAATACGAGGAAGATATCGAGAGGGTTGTCGGGATTTATGCCCCTCATCTCGGGGCTAATCGTGTCCATGTAACCCGAACAGCCGAATGGCGCATCGTTCCAAAGGTTTTGGCCGTTGAGCCTTTGACCTTAAAGAGCGGCTCTGCCGCGCCTCGGAGTCCTGTCAATAACTGTGGAAAGCCCACCGGCGGTGGCGATCCAGTTATGACCCCCACACCGTCTGAGCAAGCCGCAGCGGTGTTAAATCTGATTGAGCGCGGGGTTATCGGCTGGAATGAGCCGGACGTCGTGAAGGTGCTTAAAGTGGCGTTAAAAGCTGGCGCACCGCGTAAGCATCGGCAGCAAAGAAGCAATGCACCGCTCAAAACCAGAGAGCAAGCGCCATCAGCCAGGATGACAAAGCCTGAAAGGGATCGCGTCGCAAAAATTCGTTTCGATTTAGCTCAGGAGGGCATTACCCCGGAACGGTGGGAGCTCGATGCGCTGGCGCGTGGGGCAACGGTGATTTATGGCGATAAAAAATTCAATTACGCGGCTGCTGCAGGGTGGCCGGGATTTTCAATGCAAGAGGAGTGAAGTTAATGACCAAAATCCATGACTTAAAAATCGCACCAGAGCATTTTGAAGCTGTGAAGTCAGGGGAAAAGCGCGCTGAATTTCGTATCAATGACCGTGATTATTCCTGTGGTGATGTTCTCAGGTTGCATGAGTGGGAACCTGAGAAAGGATATACCGGGAAACGTGTATCGGTAAGGGTCACAGACGTTACTGATTTAACCGTGTGGGTGGGAAACTATGTAATGTTGAGCGTCCAGTTACTTATTCATGATGAACCTTGCGGTATGTCCCTGTTGAACTGGAAAGAACTTAGCGAGAAAGGGCTGGTTTTCAGAATTAATCACGAAATTTTGCACCCATCAGGTCTGGCTATTGGATATGAAACACTTAACGGCGTTTCGGCTGGGGCTTTCGTGGCCGATGATGGTGTTTGGCAATATTCAGACGAGCTGGTTGCCGATGCTAAAAAAAATGGGTGGTTAAAATGACCCATACGCTAATGATGCCAGCACCGCCCGTGCATTCGAAACACAACGTTAAGCTGATGGCCGTCGTGCATCGCCTGCAGCAAATCATGATTAACGAGAATCTGACCCCTGACGAGCTGGTCGGGTGTGCAGGTGTAGTGAGAGACAACTATCGCCGATATAGCGACATCAGCAATCCGAAATCATATACGATCACACCGGTAAACATGCCCAAATGCCAGCCACCACGGCGACCGTAAAACAGCGCCGGTGCTGAAACTTGCTTTCAGTGCCGGTGGTGTTGAACAACGAGCCCGGCGAGGCGTTAGCATTTTTCCCTAAAACCTGCTAAAAACACTGTATGTATATACAGTGTTTGTTGGAGGGGATTATGGCAGGTCATGACTTAAATTTTCAGGTGGTCTATCGGGGCGAGACCTTAGAGTATTACCGCCCCGGAGGGTGGGTTTTCTTCCAGCGGCCTAAAGAGTGCGGCGGCGGGTACTGGTTAGGGCGCACGTATGACAACGTTTTTATGATTGGATACGAGCGGCCGGTATCACTCAATGACGGCATGAGCTACTTAGACACTCTGCGAAAAGTAGAGGCTAAAAGTAACGAATTTGACGCGAATTTTTCACTGTTTTAGCGCCGCATGCATCAGGTGCATGAGTTTGCATTCGTTTTTTATTTCAGGATTCGCCAGTCAGCGCCAGTGCTGGCGCGGCTCGGCGCTCCTGATGCACCTGCATTAAAAGCGACCCGTTAAGCGGGCAGGCGAGGCGGGGATAGCACTGCGCGCCTCTGGTAACAAACACTTTTCCTCCTCATGTTGAAGTTTTAGAGTTAATTGTGCATGATACTAATGAAAATGAAACCTTCTGATAATCAATGTGTTAATTACTTGCAATTAGATATTCGATTTCAGAGCGAAAGAATTTAATAGAGGTAAATTATGTCTAATATTGATCATTATGAATTGCAAATCCCGGACAATCAGCAGGAAGATGAAGATGATTTAAATAATACGATTTCATTTAAAGAATCAGTAGTAATGAATGCTGACTGGACAATTGAAACTATTGATAATCAGATAAAAAAAGGGAATATCGATCTACAGCCAAGCTTTCAAAGGCGTGGTGCTTGGGATGATAAGCGTAAAAGTAGATTGATAGAGTCTATTGTTGTTGGTATGCCAGTACCAAATATTGTATTAGCCGAGCAGAAAGATCATAGAGGACGATTTATTGTAATTGATGGAAAGCAAAGGCTTATGGCAATAAATGAGTTTTTAGCTGATGGTTTTAAACTAAAAGGATTAGATATTAGACCAGAGCTTAATGGGCAAAAATATAGCGAACTTCCTAGTGAAGACCGTGAATATCTTGATAATAGCACATTACGCTCTACAGTTATACGTAGTTGGAAAGATGAGAACTTTCTTTATGCTATCTTTTATAGGCTTAATAGTGGGAGTCTTCCTCTTTCACCTCAAGAGTTGCGTAAGGCTCTAATTGGAGGGAAGTTACTCGATGAAATTGAAACTTATTTAACTCAAAGCAATCAATTCCATGTTCTTTTTGGTCAGTCTCTTGATAAAAGAATGCGTGACTCTGAACTAGTATTACGATTTATTGCCTATAATAAACGAGTCGAAGAATATCGTGGAAACTTTAAAGAGTTCCTCGATGAGATTGTAGAGTATTATGAAAAAAACTGGAGTAACTATCAGCAAGAAGTGGTTGATGCTTTAGGATCCTTAAATCTTGCTTTAGATACAACAATTCAAATATTTGCTGAAAACTCATTTAAAAAATGGCTTGGCACGCGATATGAAAGAGTTATCAATAGAGCCATATTTGATTGTATTGCTCGTTTCTTCAGCGATCCCAATGTTTCAACGAAAGCTCTTCAAAATACCGCCGCTGTTGAGCAAGCTTTTCAAGAGCTTTGCATGGATCAAGAGTACCGAGACTCCGTCGAAAAGACACCTAAAACAACATCAGCAACACATACTCGAATCGATATGTGGGGTCAGAAGTTGGCTAATGTTCTAGGTATGAATTACGATGGAAATACAAGAAGGATCTTGTAAATGCCTAAAGCGAGTATTCTTTATAAAGAAATGAAGAAGAGAGTCGATCGATTAAAAAGTAAGTATATGAGTCGACAATTACGAAATGAAGCCAATGATCCCATTGGCTACAATTTCGATGCTCTGAATATCGCTGCTTACAGGCTATTAGTACATGCTGAGATTGAAGAGTATATCGAGGCAAAAGCAAGTGAGAAATTAAGTGAGATTAAAAGTGATGTCGCAGCCAATGGCTTTAATACTAGCTATTATAAAAATATACTAGCTATAGCTTGTTTGGTTGGTGAACCTCTCTCTATAACGAATCCTTATGATGAAGCCGAGTTTAAGCAGGTTGTTTTAAGGGTAATTTTAGCCGCAGAAGATAAAGTAAAGAAAAATAATGGGATAAAAAAAGGTTCTTTTATCCCGCTTGCATCATTTTGTGGTTATGCTGAAAGTTCGATCGATCCAATACTGCTTACTAACTTAGAAAGTTATGGTAAAAGGAGAGGATCTGTGGCACATAAAGGAGCACGACATGCAAATAACATATCTGCTCCATCCTCAGAAGTTAGTGATGCGGAAAATATAATGAATCTTTTGCGTTTTCATTTCTATGGGTTCTGACTTTTCTAAAGAAAAGCCATCAGTGATGGCTTTTTATTCATGAATCTAAATCATATTTTGTGAATTTTATCACCTCTTTTCCGACCCAATCATTAATCTCTTTGAAACGCTCCTGCAGCGGCGTCAGCTCGTTACGCACAAACACCCGCGCCACCTTCTCGATATCGCCCATCGAGCCGATATTTTCAGGCTTGCCGCCCATGAGCTGGAACGGCACGCGATGCGCGTCGAGCAGGTCGGCGGCGCTCACCTTCTTGATGTTAAAAAAATCATCCTTCGTGGCGACTTCACTCAACGGCACGATCTTAATACCATCCGGTTTCCCGTTCGGGGCATAGAAAAACAGGTTTTTGAAATTCCCGAGCCCTTTCGAATCCCGCATCGCGGAGCGCAGCGACTCAACGTCAGTGCTGCTCTGCGCCGCGTCGGTGACGTACATGATGTAACCCGCGTGCGCGCCGTTCTGGTAATACTTGCGACGAAACAGTGTGGCGGATTCATTCAGCCAGGCTGAATTGAGCGCGCTCAGGTATTCCGGCATCCCGTAGAGCTCCTGATTGATATCGGGCTCCAGCAAATGACACACCGTGCCGGGCGCAAACTGGTGCGGGTGCGTGAAGTCCGACACGTACCAGTAAACGCCATCCTCGACGCCACGGCGGGTGTATTTGGCCGGGGATGTTTCCAGTTTAAAAAGCTGGCCGGTGACGCTCATGCGCTTTTCAAGATAGCCGTTGGCAAAGACCAGATAATCGAGCACAAGGCGGCTGAAATCCTGACGTGACAGCAACGGATGCGGGATGTAGGTACTCGTCAGAATGTTGCGCTTCACGTAAATCGGGGAGCTGTGGTGCACGGCGGCGCGCAGGCTTTTCGCCAGCCCGGAGAAGTTGACCGGCGGCTCGTACCATTTGCCGTTATTGATGCACTCGACATAGTCGAGAATGTCGCGACGATCCAGAACGGGTGACGGCTCACCAAAGGTGAACGCCTCCATTTTCTGCGGTGCGCTGGCGGTCATGTTGGTCTGTTTTGGCTGTTTATTTTGGCGTTTTTTCATCTTAGTTAATGTCCAGAATGGAGGTGGAGTGCATACCGCTACCGGCGGAAAGTGGCTCGTTTAACAGGGCGTGCATGGTCGCCCACGCGATATCCGCGTGGCTGGCTTCCTCACTGCGGCTGGCTTCATAGGTGGCGCTGCGGCCACTGCTGGTCATGGTTTTGCGGATAGCCATAAATGACTGAGTGATGTCGGTCGCACCGGCGTCATATTCCAGACATCCGCGCCTGATAGTGTCTTTTGCTTTGAGCACCATCGCCGTTTTCATTTCCGGCGTGTAGCGGATGGCGCGCGCTGCCGGGAAGAATGAGCGCACGAGCTGGTAAACACCCTGGCCGATGCCGGTCGCATCGATACCGATATAGTCGACGGTGTATTTTTCGGTGAGCGAGCGGATGGCCTCGGCCTGCGCGGCAAAGTCCATGCCTTTCCACTGGTGACGCTCAAGGATGCGGAACTTGCCACCGGCAACCAGCGGAGGAGCCAGCACCGCACAGCCAGCGCTGTCGCCGGTGTGTGACGGGTCATAACCAATCCAGACCGGACGCCAGTTAAACGGACGGTCGGCAAAGGGTTCAAAGTCTTCCCATTCCTCCATCGCATCGACCATGCAGCGCTGCAGCTCCTCGAACGGGAATACCGATGCTTTATCGTCGACGAACTCGCACATAAACAGATTACGGAAGTCATCCGCGCTATTTTCCTGCTTAAGCTGGTCGAGGTTAAACAGGGTGCAGCCCCCGGCGAGCGCGTCCTCAATGGTGACAATCTGCCGCCACTGGCCGTCCCCGCATAACATGCCACCGGCAAGCGCCTGATGACTGATATCGATGTCGACACGTTCGTCGCGGTTGCTGCGGCCACGGTTAAACAGCTCGCCTGACCAGAACGGGTAAGCACCGTGCGCCAGTGTCGACGGCGTCGAAAAATAGGTGGTGCGCAGGTGCGACTGCGAGGCCATGCCCGAGGCGACTTTGCGCAGCTTCTGGAAATTGGGGATCCAGAAAATTTCGTCGACATACAGGTCGCCGTTGTGGCTTTGCGCGGTGTTGGAATTGGTTCCGAGGAAAATCAGCTCAGCGCCATTGTTGCCGATGACAATCGGGTCGCCTGACAGGTCGACGTCGACCAGACGCGCAAAGGCGATAATGTACTTACGGAACACGTAAGCCTGCGTTTTACTGGCGGATAAAAATATCTGGTTTTGCCCGGTTTTAAGGGCGCGCAGGAGCGACTCGCGTGCAAAGTAGAACGTCGCGCCAATCTGGCGGGATTTCAGGATATGACGGATGCGATGCTCTAACCCGGCTTTATGCCACCTGAGCTGATAGTCAAACGACTGGTCGAAGAAAATCTCTTCCAGCTTCTCAATTGCCTCCTCGCTGAAATAGTTTCGTTTCGGCTTTTTGCGATCCCCTTTGTTGCGGCTGGCAATATTGGGATTTAAATCCACCTCGTTTCCGGTCTGGCCGTAGCGGTTCACGCGCGCAAGGCGCTCCATCTGGCGCGACAGAAAATCAGCGACTTTAAAGTCATGCGCCGTCAGGTCGGGCTTGGCGTATATCTGGATGAGTCGCGCCTCCAGCGTCGATTCCACGCGGTTAATCGGCGCGGTTTCCTCCCATCCATCACGCTGTTTCCAGCTCTGCACGGTCGGGCGCTTGAGCTGCAGCATGTCGCAGATTTGCGGTACGGCGAACCCCTGCCAGTACAACAGCCGCGCCTGTCGTCGCGGGTCATTGAGCAGTGAAAGGTCAGTTGAAATGGTCATGCTTACCTCGTTTTGATGTTACGGGGCAAGGCTAAGGAAATGGCCGGGTATTATCGCTAAGCCCTTGTTGTGTAGGATCTAATCGGATCGCAAGCGGTGGCTGATACGGGTCAGAGTCGGGAAACTAAACCCGACCCGAAAACCCAACATCAGGACACCTGAACAATGGCAAAGAAAGTTTCTAAATGGTTTCGCATCGGCGTCGAGGGTGACACCTGCGATGGCCGCGTCATCAGCGGCGATGATATTCAGGAAGCTGGCCGCAGACAACCGCACGCTAAAACAAATCAGTTCAAAAGAGCGCAAAGCCGCGAAAAAACGCGAGCTGCTGCCGTTCTATCTGCCGTGGGTGGCTGGCGTCCTCGAAAGTGGCAAAGGGGCGCAGGATGACATCGTCATGACGGTCATGCTGTGGCGTCTCGATGCTGACGATATCGCCGGGGCGCTGGAGATTGCCCGTTACGCCATGACCTACGGCCTCACCATGCCGGTAGGTCGCCGTCCGACGCCGTGCCTGCTGGCCGAAGAGGTCACGCTCGCCGCGCAGCGCCTGCTCGCTGCAAAACAGCCGGTCGAACTGGCGAACCTCCTCGACACCATCGCCCTGACGGAGCGCGCGGATATGCCCGATATCGTGCGTGCGAAGCTGCACAAAATCACCGGCTACGTGCTGCGTGATGCGAAGCAACTGCCCGAGGCGCTGGCGCACCTGCAGCGTGCGATCCAGTTAGAAAGCACTATCGGGGTGAAAAAGGATATCGAGCAGTTAGAGCGTCAGCTCAGGCCAAAACCTGAACCCGCCCCGAAAACCCAAAAGACTAAACCGCGCACGCGCAAACCTGCCGCTAAACCGGCGGCACGGCGCGGGCGTCCACCAAAGGCGGCAAAAGCCGCAGGTTAACCGAGCGCTCCCCGAGCCGGGCGGCACGCCGTTCAATGCGGGTATTCCTTACCCTGACTGCGAACGGCGTCCACCGCCCACCCATTACCCGAGGTTGTCATGACGACGCTGATTATTGAGCCAAAACAAGAGCCGCAGGATGTGCCGGGCGTGGTGATACCGCCACCGGGCGTGAGCGAGCCGGTAATCAAAAACACCCCGTTTTTTCCTGACGTGGATCCGAAGCGCGTGCGGGAGGAAATGCGGTTAGAGCAGACCGTTTCCCCCGTGCGCCTGCGCCGGGCGATTAAGACCGCCATCGCGGAGACGAATGCGGAGCTGGGCGAATGGCGCGAGCGTCAGCTCGATGCCGGTTACGCCACGCTGGCGGATGTCCCGACGGACAAGCTCGACGGCGAAAGCGTGCGCGTTTTCCACTACTTCAACGCCGTGTGTGCCATGACGACTGCCACGCTCTATGAGCGCTTTCGCGGCGTGGATGCGACCGCCAAAGGTGACAAAAAGGCCGACAGCATCGACAGCACTATTGATGAGATGTGGCGGGATATGCGCTGGTCAGTGGCGCGTATCCAGGACAAAGCGCGCTGCATAGTGGGGCAAATCTGATGAAAGCGTATGCGCTGCAGGGCGACACCCTAGACGCGATTTGCGCCCGGTACTACGGGCGTACAGAGGGCGTGATCGAAACCGTCTTAGAGGCTAATCCCGGCCTGTCCGAGCTCGGCGTCATTCTGCCGCATGGCACGGCAATAGAGCTGCCCGAGACCGAGAGCGCGGCCAGAACCGAAACGGTGAATCTATGGGACTGAGCATGGAAAAAATCACCACGTTTATCGCCTACTGGCTGGCCGTTGCGCTGGCGTATCTCGGGGCAATTTCACCCGAAAAGATGGCGCTTTACGTGGGCGGCGGATGCGCCATTTTTACCGCGCTGACGAATTACTGGTTTAAGCGCAAAACCTATCTCTATCTGACGTCACTCGGACTCGATAAGGGGGCTATTCGTGAAATCAATCGTTAAACGTTGCAGTGTGGCCGCAGTGCTGGCGCTGGCGGCGCTGTTGCCTGACTTTCGTCTGCTTAACACCTCGCCCGAGGGGCTGGCGCTGATTGCCGACCTCGAAGGTTGTCGCCTGACGCCTTACCAGTGCAGCGCGGGAGTGTGGACGTCAGGCATCGGCCACACTGCAGGCGTCGTCCCGAAAGGGGAAATCACCGAGCGTCAGGCGGCGGCGAACCTTGTCGCGGATGTGATGACCGTCGAGAAACGTCTCGCGGTCTGTGCGCCGGTAGAAATGCCGCAGCACGTTTACGACGCGCTGGTCAGCTTCTCATTCAACGTGGGAACCGGCGCGGCCTGCCGCTCAACGCTGGTCTCGTACATCAAGCGTCATCAATGGTGGCAGGCGTGCGACCAGCTCACCCGCTGGGTTTATGTGAATGGCAAAGTCAGCACCGGGCTGGAAAATCGCCGCGCGCGTGAGCGTGCCTACTGCATCAGGGGAATTCAATGAAAATGATGTTGTTTTTCTTGGCCGCACTGATGGCGGTTGTGCTCTGGCAGCGTCATGAAAACGGCAATCTGACGCGCTCATTTGAACAGGCGAACAAAGTCGCCACCGAACAAAAAAACGTGATCGGGATGCTGAAAAATCAGCTTTCCGTTTCGCAGGGAATTGCCAGGAAAAACGAAACCGCGCAGGTCACTTTACGCGGTGAGTTAATCGCCGCCGGTGCAATGGCCGTGCGACGGGAAGAAACCATTACAAGGCTGATAAATGAGAATGAAACGTTACGCCGCTGGTATAGCGACAAGCTGCCTGATGTTGTGCGCAGGCTGCACACCCGCGCCGGTTGCGCCTCCGCCGGTCATTGTTTACAGCGCCTGCCCGAAGGTGAGTTATTGCCCGATGCCGGAAAGCGATCCGGTCGTTAATGGCGACCTGAGTGCAGATATCCGCAGGCTTGAGCACGCGCTCGCCGCCTGCGCGCTGCAGATTGAAACCGTCAAAGACTGTCAGGATAAACTCGATGAAGAAAGCAATCAGCCTGCGCAAGGCGTTAATTGACGCCGTCCCGCAGCTTAAAACCAATCCCGAGATGATGCGCATTTTTGCCGACGAGGGGAATATCGATGCGCGGCTCGCGGCTTCCCTGTCCCACGAGAAAATTTACACTTTGAATGTGATCGTGTGTGACTTTGTGGGCGACCCCGATTTGATATTCGTGCCGGTGGCCGCATGGCTCAGGGAAAACCAGCCGGATATCTGCACGCTCGATGATGGCCGCAAAAAGGGCTACCGTTTCCAGATGGATTTAAACGATGAGGACAGTGTCGATATCAGCATCAGCCTGCAGCTTACCGAGCGCACCCTCATCAAAGAGGAAAACGGCGCGCTGCATGTCAGCTATGCCCCTGAGCCTCCGCTGCCTGAGCCGGTCACGCGGCCGAAAGAGCTCTATATTAACGGCGAACTGGTGAGTAAATGGGATGAGTGACTTTAAGCCTTTTGACAACCAGCTCGCCGGGCTTCTTGCTGCCCTGTCACCCGCAGGGCGTCGCAAGCTTGCCGGTGATATTGCAAAGGAGCTGCGCAAGTCGCAACAGCAACGGATTAAACAGCAAAAAGCACCGGACGGTTCACCGTATCAGGCGCGAAAGCGTCAGCCTCTCAGGGCTAAGACCGGGCGAATTAAACGGGCGATGTTTCAGAAACTCCGCACGAGCCGGTACATGAAAGCCACTGGCCGCGAAAACAGCGCGGTGGTGGAATTTACCGGCAAAGTGCAGCGCATCGCGCGTGTCCATCAGTACGGGCTAAAAGACCAGCCAACCCCGCATGCAAAGGAAGTGCAATATCCAGAAAGGCAATTGTTGGGGTTTGACAGCGTTGCTATACAACTGATTGAAGAGAGGATATTAATAGCCTTAAGAAAATAAATAAGGTTTAGTCAATGGAAAAGAAGTTTGAACTATTGAGGAAACGAATCAAAGAATCCCAGCGGCTAGTAATGGATTCGGTAATCGGCGATCACAATGTTGATATGTGCATGCTGTGTGGTTCCACAAAGGAAATTACGCGTGAGCATGTAATCCCTCAGTGGGCGTTTGAGTCAAATCCAGAAAAACACTTAGTCAACAAGAAAAACAATCAGCCTGTTAATTATATCAAAACTACTATTCCTGCATGTAAGGAATGTAATTCTGAATTGTTGGGGGCATTCGAAGACAATCTTAAACGGATGTTGCTGGGCAAAAAAGCATACGAACTAACATCCAAAGATGTCGACTGCATTATATGGTGGTTGCAATATCTAGGTTTTAAATTACAGCTTATGGATCTTCGAACTCGTTTTCTAAGGTTTAAAGACAAGGAATACATTCCCTTCTTGTCAAAGATACCAATTGCTATGTTTTGGGGGGGTATAGATACAACGCCAAATAAAGTTTTCAGAATCATCAGGAAGACGAGGCGCGCTTTGATGAGAAAGAGAAAGTGCGATATGCATAACTCTCTATTGATTTTTGAGACATCAAACAACAATTTTCACTTTTTTCATAAAGTCGATGAGTTTATTTTTATCGAGCTACCTCATGTAAAAAAAGCTTTTTTCTTTTTTTTCAGTAAAGAGTTTGAAAATCATGACGAGTCACTGAAAGAGGGTATGGCTGTTATCGAGACGCACTATTAATTGATTCCGTAGTTGTTACATAGCTGATAAAACACCGCCTCATTGCTGCTGGCCTCGTCCAGCGGCATCCTTTCCCCATGAATAATTTAAATTCTCTGCAGGAAATCGCACGCGCGATCCGCAACCTTATCCGCACCGGCATTGTGACCGACGTTGACCTCGACGAGGGACTGTGTCGTGTCCAGACCGGCGGTATGCAAACCACCTGGCTTAACTGGCTCAGCTGTCGCGCCGGTCGCTCTCGCGTGTGGTGGGCTCCCTCTGTCGGTGAGCAGGTGTTATTGCTGGCCATCGGCGGAGAGCTCGATACGGCCTTTGTTCTGCCGGGCATTTTCTCGGATGACCATCCCGCGCCGTCTGCCTCCCCTGATGCGATTCACGTCGCCTTTCCTGACGGGGCGGTCATCGAGTACGAGCCCGAAAGCGGCGCGCTCACCGTGTCAGGCATCAAAACCGCAGACGTCACCGCGTCTGAGTCCATTACGGCCACCGTGCCGGTGGTGCTGGTGAAAGCGTCGAGCCGCATCACGCTCGACACACCCGAGGTGGTATGCACCAACAAGCTGACAACCGGCACGCTCGAAGTGAAGAACGGCGGGACTATGTCCGGGAACATCGAGCACACCGGCGGGACACTGAAATCAAACGGCGTGCAGGTGGATAACCACGCGCACGGCAACGTACAGAGCGGCGGAAGCTGGACTAAGGGGACGCAATGACGGTGCGTTATCTGGGAATGAACAGCCAGACCGGCCTCAGTATCTCTGAGGTCGAGCACATCAGGCAAAGCGTGCGCGACATTCTGGTTACGCCGATTGGCTCACGCGTCATGCGCCGTGAATACGGCTCGCTCCTGTCGGCTCTGATTGACCAGCCGCAGACCCCGGCGCTGCGCCTGCAGATTATGGCCGCGTGTTATTCCGCGATCCAGAAATGGGAGCCGCGCGTCAGCCTGACGAGCATCACCTTTGAGCGGTCGGAGGATGACGGCGGCCTGTATGTCGACATCACCGGCACGCGCGCGGCCAACGGCCAGCCCTTTTCCCTCACCATTCCACTGAGTTAAACGCTATGGCAATTGTTGACCTGAACCAGCTCGCCGCGCCCGAAGTCGTGGAAGTGCTGGATTATGAGAGCATCCTGAGCGAGCGCAAGGCAACGCTCGTCTCGTTATACCCCGAAGAACAACAGGAGGCCGTCGCGCGCACCCTGACGCTCGAATCAGAGCCGATTGTTAAGCTGCTGCAGGAAAACGCCTACCGGGAAGTTATCTGGCGACAGCGCGTCAACGAGGCCGCGCGTGCGGTCATGCTGGCCTATGCTGCTGACAGCGACCTCGACCAGATAGGCTTAAATTACAACGTTGAGCGCCTCGTCATCACACCTGCAGACGACACGACGTTTCCGCCCACGCCAGCCGTTATGGAGTCGGACACCGACTACCGCCTGCGCATTCAACAGGCTTTTGAGGGGTTGAGTACCGCAGGCTCTACCGGCTCATATCAGTTTCATGGCCGCAGCGCCGACGGGCGGGTCGCAGATATTTCCGTCATCAGTCCCGAGCCAGCGTGCGTGACCGTGTCCGTGCTGTCGCGTGAAAATAACGGCGTGGCCTCTGACGAGCTGCTCGCCATTGTGCGCACTGCGCTTAACGACGAGGACGTCCGGCCGGTTGCCGACCGCGTGACCGTGCAGTCAGCGAAAATTGTCGACTATAAAATCACCGCGTCGCTTTACCTTTACCCCGGTCCAGAAAGTGAGCCGGTGCTCAGTGCGGCAAAAGCAAAGCTGCAGGCGTATATCACCGCACAGCACCGCCTCGGGCGTGACATCCGTAAATCAGCCATCTATGCGGCGCTTCACGTCGAGGGGGTGCAGCGCGTCGAGCTGGCCGCGCCGGTGGCCGACATCGTGCTCGATGACACGCAGGCGTCATGGTGCACCGAGTACAGCGTCACCATAGGGGGTAACGATGAGTAGTACCCGCCTGTTGCCGGTGGGCTCCTCGCCGCTTGAGGTGGCGGCGGCGCGCGCCTGCGCTGAAATCGAAAACACCCCCGTTCCCCTGCGCCGTCTCTGGAGCCCTGACGACTGCCCGGCAAGCCTGCTGCCGTGGCTGGCGTGGGCGTTTTCCGTTGACCGATGGGATGAGAGCTGGCCGGAGACCACAAAACGGGAAGTGATCCGCGCGGCGTGGTTTATCCATGCGCACAAGGGAACGATTGGCGCAGTGCGGCGCGTGGTGGAGCCGCTCGGCTATCTGATAAACGTGTCTGAATGGTGGGAGACAAACGACCCGCCCGGCACGTTTCGCCTCGATATCGGCGTGTTAGAGACGGGCATCACCGAGGAAATGTACTACGAAATGGAGCGGCTTATTGCCGATGCAAAGCCAGCCAGCCGCCATTTAATCGGCCTCAATATTATTCAGGACATCCCCGGCTACCTCTACACCGGCGCTCTGTCCTATGACGGCGACATCATCACGGTTTACCCCGGATAAGTGAGAGCACAATGACAGTGAAATACAAAACGGTCATCACCAAAGCCGGTGCAATTAAACTGGCTGCAGCGACCCTTCCTGACGGGAAAAAGGTGAATCTGACGGCGATGGCCGTGGGTGACGGTGGCGGCACGCTGCCGGTGCCTGACCCGAACCAGGCAAAACTCGTAAAAGAGGTCTGGCGCCATGCGCTGAATAAAATCAGCCAGGACAAAAAGAATAAAAATTATGTCGTGGCGGAGCTGCTTATTCCGCCGGAGACCGGCGGTTTCTGGATGCGCGAGCTCGGGCTCTATGATGACACCGGCACGCTGATTGCGGTCGGCAATATGGCCGAAAGCTACAAGCCAGCGCTGGCGGAGGGGTCAGGCCGCGCGCAGACCGTGCGTATGGTAATCATGGTGAGCGACATCGAGTCAGTCGAGCTGACGATTGATACCTCAACGGTGATGGCAACGCAGGACTACGTCGACGACAAAATTGCGGAGCATGAGCAGTCCCGCCGCCATCCTGACGCCACGCTCGCCGCAAAGGGTTTTACTCAGCTCAGCAGCGCGACCGACAGCACGTCTGAGAGCGTCGCAGCGACCCCGAAAGCGGTCAAGGCGGCGTATGACCTTGCTGACGGGAAATATACGGCTCAGGACGCGACCACGGCGAAAAAGGGTATCGTCCAGCTCAGCAGCGCGACCGATAGCGCGTCTGAGAACGTCGCCGCGACGCCGAAAGCGGTTAAGGCGGCGTATGACATTGCCAAAGGTAAATACACGGCTCAGGACGCCAGCACGGCGCAAAAGGGTATCGTCCAGCTCAGCAGTGCGACCGACAGCACGTCTGAGGTTCTGGCCGCAACGCCGAAAGCGGTTAAGGCTGCGAATGACAACGCTAACGGGCGCGTACCATCCGGGCGCAGGATTAATGGTCATGCGCTGACTGATGATTTTAATATCAGCGCGCAGGATATTTTCAACGGGCAGGCCGCGGCAATTGGCAATGCCGCCGACCTGAACGCCTACACCACGGCGGGACTGTATTACCAGCCAGCAAACGCGCAGGCTCAAACAGGCAGGAACTATCCAGAAGCTAACGCCGGTTCGCTGGAAGTCTATAAGCATGCCGGTATCACGCAGATTTACCGGATTTATAACAGTTCCCGCTCGTACATTCGCACGCTTTACAGCGGGACGTGGTCAGCCTGGACGAAGCAGTATGATGCAGCTAATAAACCTTCCCCGGCTGATATTAATGCCGTAAACAAAGGCGGCGATACAATGAGCGGGCCGCTTAAGATTCGTTCTGCCGATGCGTTGCGCATCTACAATGCGGAATACGGCATGATTTTTCGTCGCTCAGAAACTAATTTTTACCTTATCCCGACCGCAAAAGACCAGGGCGAAAATGGCGGTATAAGTGGACTACGCCCGCTTTATATCGATCTCACCAACGGCAGAGTGACGCTGGGTAACGGAGCAGTCATTAACGGCGGTCTTGGGCTGGGCGTGGTCAGCGGCCTTGGAGAGAACTCTATTGCCCTGGGGGATAATGACACCGGCTTCAAACAGAACGGAGATGGTGTTCTGGATGTTTATGCCAACAGCAAGCAGGTAATGCGATTCCTGAACGGTGGTATAACGAGTTATATGCTCTTCAACATGAATGCAGGCGCATCAGTGAGCAGCACTCTTACCTTTAAAAACGGTAGCGGTATCATATCAGAGAAAACTGGTGCCAACCCCCGAAACGGCCGAATTTATTGGGGCGGTGATGCGAGTCGCGGCAACAGGATAGAATTTGCAGATGATGCTGGCTGGAAGGCCTACATTGAGCGCCATCCCTCGAATGGTGTGCAGTTAGTAGTAAATGGTCGAATCAATGGAAGTATTATTTATTCCAGCGGTGAGGTACAGGCGGGAGGAGGTAAGGCACGCCTTGCTGCTGACGGAAATATCTATGGTGAGAAATGGGGCAATCAGTGGCTTGATGTATATCTGAGAAACACCTACCAGCCTAAAGGCAGTTACACCCCGGCAGGACAGGCATATACCAAAGCTGAAAGCGATGGTCGTTACTACACCAAAGCGCAAAGTGATGCGGGATACAATGCCAAAAACACCGCTTCTCTTTCTGCTGCCGGAGGGTGGCAGCAGGACAACTCGACCGGTCTGATTATACAGATGGGAACAGTAACCCGAACGGGCTACAACACAGCCGTCAATTTTCCTAAGGCGTTCCCTAATTTCTGCATGGGCGTCCTGCTTACGCTCAGCGATGCAGGCACAGGTAACCTTTCCGAATCATCAAGCAACATCAGATCGTTAAGCCACAGTAAAACTGGTTTTAATTATGGTGCGAACGGCAATCCTGAAAAAACAGCTTTCTGGGTCGCATTTGGTAAATAGGATAAAAAAATGAAAGAAAGATATTTCTGGAGTGCAAAAGAAAACGGCTTTTATCCTGAGTCAATGAAAGCACTTTATGAGAACAGCCCGGATGGCTGGCCGGAGGATGCCGTAGAAATTAGTGAAGAACTTTATAATTCCCTTCTGGAGGGGCAATGCAGGGGCAAAGTGATCACCTCTGGCAGCGATGGCACCCCGCTACTTTCGGATCCGGTTATTGACCACACTGCGTTAGCGGAGGCAGAAAAAAGCCGTCTCGGTAGCAAAGCGGAAGAAATGATTTTGCCTCTGCAGAGGGCGGTAAAGTACGAAATTGCGTCAGAGGAAGAAATGGAGCGGCTTAAACAATGGGAAATTTTCAGTGTAAAACTCAGTCGTATTGATACTTCTCTGGCACCTGAAATCGAATGGCCTGAGCCCCCGTCGGACGAATAACGAATAACAACAAGCCCGCATTGTGCGGGCTTAATTTTAAGAGACTTTCCCTGATTAATCGCTGAAAACGTTGAATCACACTGGCCGGTTATCGTGACGGCTGACTGCCCGTTGTGCTGTACTCCCCCCAACGGCATTACGTTTCGCAGACCATCAGCACAACCGAAAATAGTCGCACCCCTCAAACACGGAGTTAAACGGATGAGCGACTATCATCACGGCGTCGAGGTCATCGAGATTAACGATGGCACGCGCACCATTTCCACCGTCTCGACAGCCATCATCGGCATGGTCTGCACGGCCAGCGATGCTGACGACTCAACATTCCCGCTTAATGAGCCGGTGCTGATTACGAGCGTGCAAAACGCTATCGGTAAGGCCGGTAAACTTGGCACCCTGTCAAAATCCCTGCAGGCCATTGCCGACCAGTGCAAGCCGGTTGTTGTGGTTGTGCGCGTTGCCGAAGGTACCGAAGACCCGGAAGACCCGGAAGCGGCGCAGAAAGAGACCATTTCCAACATCATCGGCACGACTGACGAAAACGGCAAATACACCGGGCTTAAGGCGCTGCTGGCTGCAAAAACCATCACCGGCGTTAAACCGCGCATTCTCGGCGTGCCGGGGCTGGATTCTCAGGAAGTGGCGACCGCGCTCGCGGCGACCTGCCAGAGCCTGCGCGCGTTTGGCTATATCAGTGCATGGGGCTGCAAGACCATTTCTGACGCCATCAAATACCGTGAGAACTTTAGCCAGCGCGAGCTGATGGTCATTCATCCTGATTTTCTGGCATGGGACACTACGGCGAACGAGACGGATATTGCATGGGCGACCGCACGCGCGCTCGGCCTGCGCGCCAAAATCGACCAGGAGACCGGCTGGCACAAGACGTTGTCTAACGTCGGCGTGAATGGCGTCACCGGCGTCAGCGCATCGGTCTCGTGGGATTTACAGGAAAAGGCCACCGACGCAAACCTGCTTAATCAGGCCGGTGTCACCACGCTTATTCGTAACGACGGCTTTAAATTCTGGGGCAACCGTACCTGCTCAGATGACCCGCTTTTCCTGTTTGAGAACTACACCCGCACGGCGCAGGTGCTTGCCGACACGATGGCGGAGGCGCACGCGTGGGCGATTGATAAACCCGTCACCGCAACGCTTATCCGCGACATCGTCGCCGGTATCAATGCCAAATTCCGCGAGCTGAAAAACAACGGCTATATCGTTGACGGCTCCTGCTGGTACGACCCGGAGTCAAACAGCGTGGAAACGCTCAAGGTGGGGAAACTGTATATCGATTACGACTACACCCCCGTCCCGCCGCTGGAAAACCTGACCCTGCGCCAGCGCATCACCGATACCTATCTGGCGAACCTGTCAGACTCGGTCAACAGCTAAGGAGCCCAGAGCATGGCGTTACCACGCAAACTGAAATACCTGAACATGTTTAACGACGGTCTCAGCTACATGGGAATCGTTGAATCCATCACCTTGCCAAAGCTGACCCGTAAGCTTGAGAAATACCGTGGCGGCGGGATGCCGGGCTCGGTGTCGATTGACCTCGGCCTCGATGATGACGCGCTGTCGCTTGAGTGGACGCTCGGCGGTCTGCCTGACATCGAGCTGTGGGCGCAGTACGCGTCACCGGGCGCGGATAGCGTGCCGCTGCGTTTTACCGGCTCATACCAGCGCGATGACACCGGCGCAATTTCTGCCGTTGAGGTGGTCATGCGTGGCCGTCATAAAGAGTATGACGGCGGCGAAAACAAACAGGGCGAAAGCGGCACGACCAAAATCTCGACCGAGTGCACTTACTACCAGCTCACGATTGACGGCAAAGAGGTCATCGAGATTGACGTCATCAACATGGTGATGAAAGTCGACGGCGTCGACCGTCTGGCGGAACACCGTAAGGCCATCGGCCTGTAACCCCTTAACCGGTCGGCAATGCTGACCGGTCATTTAACTTTGACGAGAGAAACATCATGGAAAACATCAACGAAATCGCCACTGCGGAAACTGAAAACCCGAACATTGTGATCCTCGATAACCCCATCATGCGCGGTGAGCAGAAAATCGAGCAGGTGACCGTCACAAAACCCAACGCGGGAACCCTGCGCGGTGTGAGTCTTGCCTCGCTGGCAAACTCTGACGTCGATGCACTGATTAAGGTGCTGCCGCGCATGACTTACCCGGCACTCACCGAGCATGAGGTCACGCGTCTGGAAGCATCAGACCTGATTTTATTCGCCGGTAAGGTGGTTGGTTTTTTGTCGCCATCTTCGGCTCGCTGACGTTTCCCGATAACCTGTCGGTCGATGACCTGATGGCGGATATCGCGGTGATTTTTCACTGGCCGCCATCAGAGCTGAATTCCCTGAGCGTGGCCGAGCTCATCACATGGCGCGATAAGGCGCTGCAGCGAAGCGGAAACCACCATGAGCAATAACGTCAGACTTGAGGTGCTGCTTAACGCAGTAGACCGGGCAAGCCGACCGCTCAAAGCTATCCAGAACGCCAGTAAATCCCTTGCTGGCGATATCCGCACTTCTCAAAACACCCTGCGCGATCTGAATGCGCAGGCGTCCCGAATTGACGGATTCAGGAAAGCGAGCGCACAGCTTGCCGTGACCGGTCAGTCGCTTAACAAAGCGAAACTGGAGGCCGCAGCACTGGCCGTCCAGTTTAAAAACACCGAAAACCCCACTAACGCGCAGGCGCGCGCGATGGAGGCGGCAAAGAAATCCGCCGCTGACCTGCAGCTCAAATATAACGGGCTCAGGCAGTCGGTGCAGCGCCAGCGCACGGAGCTCGCGCAGGCCGGGATAAATACCCGCACGCTGTCGGCAGACGAGCGCCATCTGAAATCCAGTATCAGTGAGACAACCGCGCAGCTTAACCGGCAACGTGATGCACTGGCGCGCGTCAGTCAGCAACAGGCCAGACTCAGCGCGGTAAAAAGCCGCTATGAGTCCGGGCAACAGCTCGCCGCCGGTGCGCGTAATGCCGGGATGGTGGGTGTCGGGGTGGCGACAGCCGGGCTTTATGGTGCGTCACGCTTTATTGCGCCGGGTATCGGTTTTGATAAGCAGATGTCAGGCACGCAGGCGATCCTCGGGCTCGATAAGGGCGACGATAAGCTCGCGGCCATTCGTCAACAGGCGCGTGATATCGGTGCGACAACCGCCTTTTCGCCGGGTGATGTAGCGCGCACGCAGACCACGCTCGCACGCTCGGGCTATAACGCCGATGACGTGCTGGCTGCGACCGGTTCGACCGTAAACCTGAGCCTCGCGGCCGACGTGGATATCGCAGAAGCCGCCGACATTATCACTAACATGCAGTCGGCATTTAATCTGCCGACCACCGAGATTGAGCGTGTCGCGGATGTGATGACGAAAGGCTTTACGTCATCAAACACCGGTCTCGTCGAGCTGGGCGAGGCGATGAAATATGTCGCGCCAATTGCTGAGGCTGCAGGTGCGAGCATCGAAGACACGACCGCCATGCTCGGCATTCTGGCGGATAACGGGATTAAAGGCTCGATGGCCGGTACGGGCGCGAGTGCCATTTTCAACCGTCTGCAGGCTCCTATGGGTAAGGCCGTTGAGGCCATTTCAGAATTAGGCGTGAAAACCCGTGACTCTAAAGGGAACATGCTGCCGGTCGAGAAAATCCTCAAAGATATTCACAAGTCCTTTGCGAAAAACAAGCTCGGCACCGCAGAGCAGGGCGAATATCTGAAAGTGATTTTCGGTGAAGAGGCCATGAAAGGCGCGATTAAACTCGTCGCCGCTGCCGGTGGTGGGGCGCTCGATAACAAGCGCCAGCAAATCCGGGATTCTAAAGGCACGACCAAACGCATTGCGAAAATCCAGACTGACAACCTCGACGGCGATCTGAAAAACCTGCAGTCAGCATGGGAAGACCTGCAGATTGAGGTTTTCGAAAAAGAAGATTCAGCACTGCGCCGCCTGACGGTTTCCGCGACCAACTGGCTTGGAACGGTGGCCGCGTGGGCGAAAGCTAACCCTGAACTGACGCAAACCCTGTTCAATCTTGTCGCCGGTGGGCTGGCGCTGGTCGGCGTGCTGGGAGGCATTGGCCTGATTGCGTGGCCGGTTATCACCGGGATAAACGCGATTATCGCTGCTGCTGGCATGCTGAGCGTCGTTTTCACTACTGCCGGAAGTGCCATTATTGCGGCACTGGGGGCAATCAGTCTGCCGGTGGTCGCAGTGGTCGCTGCCGTGGTGGCCGGTGCGCTGCTCATCCGTAAATACTGGGAGCCCATCAGCGCTTTCTTCTCGGGTGTGGTCGAGGGGCTTAAAGCGGCCTTTGCGCCGGTGGCTGAAATCTTCTCGCCGCTCGCGCCGGTGTTTGATTCCATCATCGAAAAACTGCGCGGGGTCTGGCAGTGGTTCACTAACCTGATAGCGCCGGTTAAGGCAACGCAGGAGACGCTCGACAGCTGCAAAAATGCGGGGGTGTTGTTCGGTAAGGCACTGGCCGACGCGCTGATGTTACCGCTCAATAGTTTTAACAAACTGCGCGGCGGCGTTAACTGGCTGCTGGAAAAGCTTGGGGTTATCAACAAAGAGTCGAGCGACCTTGACCAGAAAACCGCAAAAGCCTGCGCCGCAGCGGCCACGAATAACGAGCCATATATCCGACCAAACATCGTCTATGGCGTTAATCCGATGTATCAGCCGGTGACGACTCCTGCCGGAAAGACCTATGTTGACCAGAGCAAACCTGAATATCACATCACTTTACAGGGGGGCGTCGCCCCGGGCAGTGACCTCGACCGCCAGCTCAGGGAGGCCGTCGATAAACTCGACCGGGAAAATCGTGCGCGCCAGCGCTCAAGTATGCGCCATGACTGATGAGGGCTAAAGCATGTTAATGGTACTGGGTTTATTTGTATTTGAGCGCCGCACGCTGCCGCATCAGTCGATGCAGTATTCGAAGGACTACCGCTGGGCGTCTAACGACCGCATCGGCAAACCACCGGCCTATCAGTTTCTCGGGGAGGGGGAAACCTCGCGCACGCTCTCGGGCGTGCTCTACCCCGAAATCACCGGCGGTCGCCTCTCACTGACCGCCATCGAGCTGATGGCCGACGAAGGCAGGGCGTGGCCGCTGATTGACGGAACGGGCATGATCCACGGCATGTATGTCATCGATAAAGTGACCCACACGCACAGCGAATTTTTCAGCGACGGCGCGGCCAGAAAAATCGAGTTTAGCCTCTCGCTGAAACGGGTCGATGAGTCGCTCGCGGCGATTTACGGCGACCTGAAAACGCAGGCCGACAATCTGGTGGCGTCTGCCGGTAACTGGCTGGGAGGGCTGGCGGGATGATTACGGGTATGAATATTCAGGCCGGTGCAAAGATTGCCCCGGCGTTTATGCTCAAGCAGGATAACGAAGATATTACGCAGGATTTCAGCGACCGGCTAATCAGCCTGACCATGACGGACAATCGCGGATTCGAGGCCGACCAGCTCGACATCGAGCTCGATGATACCGACGGGCAAATCGCTATGCCTCCTCGCGGCGCAACGTTAACGCTGTGGCTGGGCTGGCAGGGTAGCGCCCTGATAAAAAAAGGCACCTTTACGGTAGATGAAATCGAGCACCGTGGCGCGCCGGATACGCTGACCATCCGGGGGCGCAGCGCTGATTTTCGCGGGTCGCTGAACTCACGCCGGGAACAGTCATGGCACGACACCACACTCGGGGTAATTGTTGAGACCATCGCAGCGCGCAATAAGCTTGAGGCCAGCGTGGCCGATACGCTGAAAGCGATCCCCGTCCATCATATTGACCAGACTCAGGAATCCGACGCGGTGTTTCTGACCCGTCTGGCTGACCTTAACGGTGCGGCGGTTTCGGTAAAAGCGGGAAAACTTCTGCTACTGAAAGCCGGGAGCGGCATGACGGCCGGTGGCCGGACTATTCCGCTGATGACGCTTGAACGCGGCGACGGCGACCGGCATCAGTTTGCGATTGCTGACCGCGAAGCATACACCGGCGTTACGGCCAAATGGCTGCACACCAAAGACCCGAAACCGCAAAAGCAAAAGGTGAAGCTCAAACGCAAGCCAAAGGTACAGCACCTGCGCGCGCTGCAGCATCCTAAAGCGACCAAAACCACTGCTAAAGCAAAAACCAAAAAAGAGCAGGAAGCCCACGAGGGTGAGTATATGGCCGGTGAGTCTGACAACGTGCTGGAGCTGACAACCATCTACGCGACAAAGGCGCAGGCCATGCGCGCCGCTCAGGCAAAGTGGGACAAGCTGCAGCGCGGCGTCGCGGAGTTTTCAATCTCGCTGGCTATTGGCCGCGCCGATTTATTTCCTGAAACGCCGATAGCGGTGAAAGGCTTTAAGCGCGTTATAGACGAGCAGGCTTGGATAATCAGCCGGGTGGTGCATTCCCTTAACGGGAACGGCTACACGACGGGCTTAGAACTTGAGGTTAAGGTTTCGGATGTGGAGTATGAAAGCGAAGAAATAACACAATAATAGTTGTTTATGTGTTTGATATATAATGGTTTAGTGGTTAATATTGATGCACCAATAACGCTCTGAGGTGCTCGCCATGTTCCACTGTCCAAAATGCCATTACGCCGCCCACGCTCGCACTAGTCGCTATTTTTCCGACACGACAAAAGAGCGTTATCATCAGTGCACAAATATCAACTGCAGTTGTACGTTCGTCACCACCGAGACAGTCGAGCGTTTCATTGTATCGCCGGGTGAAGTCGTGCCAGCGCCGCCGCACCCGACCAAATCAGGTCAGCAACAAATTCATTGGATGTAACATTATTACTGCCCCCGCAAGGGGGCAAATCTATCGTTTTATAGTTTCTTGAGTTATTTCAATTGTGTTGAAATCTAACAATGAAGCTTAAATTAGGGTTTTTATTGTTTTTCAAATTGACAATGCATTATGATATTATGTAAGCGAGTGAGGCGTGTATTTATTAGGGGGTAATAGTGAGAGTTGAAGAGATATTTAAAAAAACTGGATATTTTTGGCTTCCTGATAATGAAGGGCACAAAATTCCTGGAGTGCTATCCATTATGGATGGTGGTAAAATCGAATTGGAAATAATTGGAGATTTTGGTGATAACTTTCAATTTTTCAGTGAGGATAATATCCCAAGGATAGTTGGGCACATTGAAAATGATGGCCTGCTTACTCTTGATAATTGTTTTTATTTAACCCGCAACTTCTCATTCGGAGGAATATCAAAGTCAAAAATCTTTGTGCACAAAGCGTTGATCGGTGCTACCTGGGAAAAAGATGAAAGGGTGACTTTTAATACATTATCTTTCGAGGTTGACTGTTTAGATGAATGGATTGGTATTACAGGAATCAGTGTGGAGTATTGTCACAAGGAAAAAAATGCAAGTATTACTTATAATCCACCAAAAGTGATAGGCATTGATCTTGATGTTGGGATGAAGCTTGAAATATGTTTTGCGTATACACTTCCAAGAAAGTCACGCCTTCAAGAGGCTAAAATTACTCAGCGAGTATACTTTAAGCTTTCAACAACAGAATCGCGCGACTTGAATGATTTCACCGCAATGGCTTTTAAGATAGTAAACTTAATGTGCTTCGCTATGGATGAAGTCATTTCTATGAAAAATCTTGTGGCTACATCAAACGACATTCAACGCAGTGGTTCTGGTGAGAGAAAATATCCTGCACCTATCAAAATATTTTATCAGAGTATTCCATACTCTGATAAAATACCTAATCGAAGTTTCCATGATATGCTTTTCAGTTATTCCACGATAGAAGAGAACGCTCAGCAAGTATTTAACAATTGGATTAATGCTTATGAATCACTTTCGCCTGCATTTAGTCTATACTTCTCTAATAAAAATGGCGCTCATAAATATTTAGATGGAAAATTTTTAACACTGGCACAGGGTTTAGAAACTTATCATAGAAGGACAAGTAATGAAACATTAATGACAGCGGAAAAATTTGAATCGTTAGTGTCCAAAATTCTTGATTCTTGCCCTGAGGAAAATTTGGATTGGTTAAAGGGCCGATTAACTCATGGTAATGAGATAAATTTAGGGAAGAGACTTAAGAGGATTATTGAGCCGTTTAAAGAACGAATTGGAACCTCAGGAGAGCGAAGTAAGCTACTAAGAAAGATTGTCGATACTCGAAATTATTTAACGCATTATAGTACAGATCTTGAAAGTAAAGCAGCCAAAGGTAGAGAGTTATTAATCATTTGTAATAAAATGGAGGCTATTTTCAACTTGCATTTCTTGACTGTTGTTGGTTTTAATGATGTCGAAATAAATAGGGTTATAGATAATTGCTATCCTCTTAAAACAAAGCTAGGTGAGAAACTGCCGATTAAAAATAGTGTTTAAAGTTCTGGTTAACATTTCTGCATTTTTTTAAATAAATTTAAATTGCCGGTGACGTGATAAACAATACTTTTGCCCCGCTCTCGTGGGGCAAAAGGTTATGATGTGGTCAACATGTGGACATGAGATGAAATAAATCCTTTTATTTCAATATGTTGAATCTTTTCAAAAAGCTCCTGAGGGAGCCTTTTTAATGTCTGGCGTAAGTAAATGGGAAGCCGCGCCAGACAAGGCTTCACGTTTTACTACTAGCAGTCAAAAACCATAAAAAGCGGCTAGGATGTGGACACTCTTACCACCATTAGCACCCTTCAGCGGGTTAAACGAAATCGCGTCATGCAGGTATTGAGGAGCGAAGTGCGTATAGACCATTGTCTGCGCGATTTGCCTCGCGGGGTAAGCATTGCTGATGAATTCGATGAACGTGTCGAGGCGGCAAGAGGTGCAGCTGATGCAGGTGAATTTGACCTGTATATCATAATGCAGGGTGGGGCGAATGTTCCACTCGATAGCCAGACCGTCCGCGTGGCTCGTAACGTGGCTGGCGAGGTCAACGCCTACGTAGAGGATATAGAGAGAGTTGTGGGCATCTACGCCCCGCACCTGGGCTGTGTTACCCGGACAGCCGAATGGCGCATTGTCCAAAGCTTTTGGCCGTTGAGCCTTTGACTTTAAAAAGCGGCATTGCCGCGCCTCGGAGTCCTGTCAATAACTGTGGAAAGTTCACCGATGATGGTGATCCAGTTATGATCCCCCACACCGTCTGAGCGAGCGGGAGCGGTGTTAAATCTGATTGAGAGCGGGGATTATAGGCTGGAATGAGCCAGACGTCGTGAAGATACTTAACGGCGCGTTAAAAGCTGGTGCCCCGCGTAAGAATCGCCAGCAAAGAAGCACTGCGCCGCTCAAAACGAGCGGGCAAGCGCCATCAGCGAGAATGAAAGACTGAGGGTTAAGCAGATAATCATTGATACACTGCGTTATAATGTTCATTCTTCCTCTTTCGGCATAATTGTGATTAATTATTTGATGTAGGAAATGATATTAATACGAATGAGGAAGTATTCCATGTTTGAAAGTATGTTCAGTATTGAATCTCTGCTGGCTATTTCAGTAGGTGCTCTGTTTAGCTTTAGGGTTAGTAAAGTTATTAGCGTTAGTCTTAAAAGTAATATAAGAAATCAAAGCCCGGAAATCCACGGGAGCAATAATGTTGTGATATACAATCAGGCTATCAATGATGTCGGAAAGGAAATGGCATTCTCCGTCAAGCTCTGCGCCGTAGTGATGATGGTTGTTTTTCATATGTTTCCTGGCTTTTTCATTAATTTGCTCAGGTCACTTTCATTTTTTTTGGCTGTGTTCAGTATTATTGGAGTAGCAAACACCATCAGACTGAATGGCATCAGCAGGGGATGGGATATTTTATATCCTCTTGCCTCCGCTCTGATGGGCGTCCTTTTCTATTGCTCTGCGAAGATTATGCTTCAATATCTTTCGCTCTATCCGCAATTATCACAACTTTTTGATTATCTGTCCGGCCAGCGCTTGATGGGGATTCTCGATACCCCGCGCGATTTCAACTTTTTCCTGCTTATTCTGGTGTCAAGCATGGCCTGTCCCGCATTGATCGTGCTGGGGTTCTATCTATCTTTTGCATATACAAAGGTAAGGGATGGGAATAATGCTTTCCGGTACAGCACAATGATTCTGGCGGCGGGATACATGCTTTATATTCTTCTGTCAGGCAGTCTCTTTTCTCCTGACCAGAGCCACGACGATTACTTCTGGCAGGTTTTGACCTATCCCTTCAACACCCTTTTCTTGCTTTTCTCTTTCTAAATCGTTGGGCGGTCCGTAACACATACGGCTTAAATTGCCGCTGGCCTTGCCCGGCGGCATCCTTTCCCCATGAATAGTCTCAATTCTTTGCAGAAAATCGCACGCGTGATCCGCAACCTTATCGGCATCGTGACCAACGTCGACCATGACGAGGGGTTGTGTCGTGTCCAGACCAGCGGCATCGAAACCACCTGGATTAACAGGCTCACCTGTCGCGCCGGTCGCTCTCGCGTGTGGTGGGCTCCCTCGGTTGGTGAACAGGTGTTATTGCTGGCCATCGGCGGCGAGCTCGATACCGCCTTTGTGCTGCCGGGCATTTTCTCTGACGACAATCCCTCGCCCTCAACCTCACCCGATGCGTTACATGTGTCATTTCCTGACGGGGCGGACATCGACTACGATCCCGAAAGCGGCGCACTCATCGTGTCAGGCATCAAAACCGCTGACGTCACCGCGTCGGATTCCATTACGGCCACCGTACCGGTGGTGCTGGTGAAAGCCTCGACCCTTATCACACTCGATACTCCCGAGGTGGTATGCACCAACAAACTGACGACCGGCACGCTCGAAGTGAAGCAAGGCGGGAAGATGACCGGGAACATCGAGCACGCCGGCGGGACACTTATATCAAACGGCGTACAGGTGGATAACCACGCACAAGGCAGCGTACAACGCGGCGGAAGCTGGACGAAGGGGACACAATGACGGTGCGTTATCTCGGAATGAACAGCCAGACCGGCCTCAGTATCTCTGAGATTAAGCATATCAGGCAAAGCGTGCGCGACATTCTGGTCACACCGATTGGCTCGCGCGTCGTGCGCCGTGAATACGGCTCGCTTCTGTCGGCGCTGATTGACCAGCCGCCGACACCGGCGTTGCGCCTGCAGATTATGGCCGCGTGTTATTCCGCGAGCGACTTAACCAGTTTAGGTGGCATGCTAAACCCGCTATTATCCTCACACATCTTCCTTACGTTGCTGTCAATCATCTTGGCCGTTATCGCTACCGCATTAGTTAAACGAATGTTTCGTACGAGGTGATATGTCGGGAGGCGACGCATAGCGCCCACCCGTCGCGAGCGATATGCGTTAAAATCCGTAAGCACAAAAAATTTTATATTCTCCCCAGCAATATTTCCCCGCTTCATCCGTCTACCTCATCACAAGCCATAATCAATCACTGTAAATGAGGTAAACACCATGAGAGATTTCGATATGCACGGAAGAGGGCACGGACGCGGGTTTGGCCGCCACCGTATGGGTAAAGGGCTGGTGATAGGCGCGGTAATTGTCCTTGTACTGGGACTGGTGGTCATGACCCTGTGGAATGCCTTACTCCCGGCCATTCTTGGCGTGAAAGCCATCGGTTTCTGGCAGGCGCTGGGAATTCTGGTATTAAGCCGGATCCTGTTCGGTGGGCTGGGCTTCCGTCCGGGAATGTTCGGCGCGCACCGTCGTATGCACGAACGCTGGATGAATATGACCCCCGAACAGCGTGAGGCGTTTATTCAGCAGCGTCGCGAAGGCTTTGGTCGCCATGGTCGCGGGCACTGCGGCTGGCACGGTCATCGCGAAGATAAACGCGACGACAGCGCGCCGAAAACGCCGGAAGCAGAGTGA